ACCATGGTGCGGGCATTATTCGCTGCACCAGCCTCGGCCAGCGCAATACCCATGTCGGCCTGTGCCTGGACGCCGGCGGCACGGCCAGATCCCGGCGCGATGCCCATTGCAGCATTGTTGCGTTCGGTGGCGGCGCGCGCGTTAGCTGCCGCCATTTGCACGTCCGAGCGCGCTTCCGCCGCAGCCTGCGCCTGCCGCTCGGGAGTGCCGTAATTCGTGGCTTCTTCGATGTATTTGTCTTCGATAGGGCGAAATGTGTTTTCGTAGCGGTCACGATCCTCGCGCGCCCATACCGCCTGGGATTCTCCTAGGCCAATTTGCAACTCGGCCGTGCGGTCAGTGAACGCATCCAGCTCCTTTTGGCGATCCTGCGACTGAGCGTAGGCGTCTTTGGCAAAGCCAAGCCATGCCTCGCCAGTCTCGGCCTGCTTGAGCGCAGCCTGACCAATGCGTTCGTCAGGCGCAGGCGCGCTGGAAGAGCTCTTCATCGTGCAACTCCGAAATAGGGAGCCGCACTCCTGCGCGGGGATGGCCTGTTATACCTCTGGTCGAGGGTCGTTGGCAACGGGTGAGGATGTGGGGGAGATCGGGGAGCCAGGCCCAGGTCTTGCGGCGCATGATCAAGCCGGCATTCGCAGGGCTGATGGCGAATAACGCGGCAACTTCACTTTCGGATTTCTTGCCGTAAAAAGAGCGAATTTCTCGCACCTCCGCTTCTGTGAGTTTGGCGGAGGGGCTTTTTTCTCCACGATTTGACCTGCCATGAAGAACCGTGTCGTTGCAGTTCTCCAGACGATCACCCCAACGCAGATGCCCAGGGGAGATGCATCCCAAATTACCATTGCCGCAACTATGGCAGGACTCTGGCTTGTCTTTGGGCGCGGGACCATGAACTTGCTCACACACCCAGCGGGATACAGTCACCATTCTCCCGTCAACATGCATTCGAGCATACCCCTTTCTGTCCTTGGCAAACGGCCACAGGACGCAATGAGTTTCGCAAGACGCAAGCGTCTTTTCGGCGAACGCTAGTGGAGATCCAGTATCCGCACGTGGCCCTCGACAATCGGTTGGCCTGGGCACCCCACCCTTCAGCGGGTCGCCGTGTCTCTTAAGGCGCATGTAGTGTGCTACGCACACTCCATGCGCTTTGACTGTTTTGCCGCAACCTTGTATTGAGCATATCGGTTTAACTGCCTCAGGGCCCCTTGTGGGCGCAGTGCTTCCGTGCCGCCAGAAACGCGTGTAGTGCATCTTGCACAGCGCCAAGCTTTTCACAGTTACTGGCTTGCCACATTCCGGAACGGAACATGCAATAGCTTTAGACATCCTTGCCTCCATATTCGGGGGCAAATGGTTGCGTTAAACGCAACTCATGTCAAGGATGAGGGTATCCGCTATATTCGCCTCGGCAGGAACCGGCATTCTTCCCGCAGTAAACCCAGCAGGATCATGTCGCTACCGTCGGGCGCGCCGCGACGAATAAGTCCTTCACGTTTCCAGCCGAAATGCTCGCAAAGCCTGAGGCTTGGCTCATTCGAGGCACTGACAAGGCAGGTCAGCCGCCAATGCTTCAATTGCAGGAATGGGTAGGCAAATACACGGATCAGAAATTCCCGCGTGATCCAGCGCCGCGACCCGTCTGACGCAACGCTCAGGCAACATTGGCCGACGCTGAAATTGTCGAATACGACGACGCCGCAAAGAGCGCCATCCCTGACCACGCCAATTGCCCGGGCGTCATTGCGAAACGTGTTCCCTGATATTCTGGCCTCGGCCCAGGCGATCATCTCGGCTTGCGGCTCGTACACAACGGCGAACATCAGCGAGACCGTTTCTTGCGCAGATCGTTTGCGACTGAGCGGATGGCGTTCGATATTGCGGCTATGTCGTCTACCAGGCTGTTAAACTCGGTTGCCGTCGGTGTCGACGTAACCTTCTTCGTCTTCACCTCGGCGAGTCGCAGCAACTGGTCGAGATCCTGCATCCGGACTGCGGCCTGGTCCTTTGTCCCGGCGCGCGAGCCGTCGAGCGTCTCGAGCTTCTCGTGCATGCGGTTGTCGTAGGTGGGGCTCACTGCATCATCCTCAGTTCGTCCATTGTGCCGGCCATAGCGATTTGCGTGACTTGCAAGTTGGATACGACGGAAACTTCCCAGATCCGTGCCTTGAACTCGGACGGCAGGCGCTGGACCGTGCCACCGCGGGTGATACTGCGGACCAGCTTGCGATCGCCGTAGATGTTGACGACGAGATCCGCGTAATCCGGCAGGCCGGCCAGCACATCACTCGCCAGGGCGTAGAGGCCAAGCGCTGATGCGCCAAGCGATCCGCCGATATCTCCGGCCGCAAGGAGGGCGTCGTTCGAGGCCAGGATAGCCGCCCGCTCCTCTTCCTGCGCTTCGAAGGATACCAGGGCGGAGGCCTCGCCGAGATCGACCAGCACCACACCCATGCTTTCCGGCTTGGTGGTCCAGAATTCCTTCGATCGCCACTGGTAGGTCGCCGGCGGCTTGGACGAATCGTCGAAGCGGTAGATGTTCGACACGCCCGGCGGCTTGAAATAGAGCGCAGCATCAGCCGTATCGTAGAACACGGCGTCCGCGATCTCGCCCATACGCACAAGGAACTCGCCGCCGGCTACGTTGATCAGGATCGATCCTGCCATGCGTTGACCGGTCGGCGATAGGGTGTCGTAGAACATCACGTAGTTGCCGGAGCTCTGCGCGCCAATAATCGTCGATGGCGACAGGCGCAGCCAATCCTCACGGCTGAACAGCTGCCGCGTCGCAAGGCTGACCTGTCCGTTCGCCAGAACCGTCACGAGGCCTTCCTTGCTCGGATAGCAGGCGGCAAAGCCGAGATCGACGATGCCGCGCGCGTTGATGCAGGGCAGGTTTGCCTCGAGCTTCTGGCTCTGCATCGAGTCTGGATGCGCGCCGGCCATCAGATAGGGGTTGGCCGTCGTCATGACGATGAGGACCGAGCCGAGCGAGACCAGACCGACGACAGGTGCATCGCACAAGAGCATGTAGCGCTCTGGCCAAGCGTGCGGACGATAGGGCTCGGAAAACCAGACCTCGCGGCCGGTGAATGCGGCCATCATGCCGTTGGGCATGCTGATCAGGCCGGCAAGTGTTTCCGGCGGCGTGGTCCAGCCCGCGCTGGCCAGCGCCTCGTTGAAGGCGTCGACCGGAATGTTGTCGACGAAGTCAGACGCGGACGCGGCGCGCTCGGCGATGAAGTAGAGATAGGTGCCGGCCGAGCCGGTCTGTGAGCGGTAGATCCGCTGTTTGGTTACACCGCGTCCGGACGGGACGGCATCGAAGCCGCTCAGCGTGACGATCTTGCCCGGCTGCCAGTCGATGATTGCGGATGTCGGAGACGGCGCCGACTCCTCGCCGAACTCGGTCACCCATGTCCAGGCATAGGTGCGGCTTTGGACGTCGCCGGTACCGGTGCCGGACGGGGTCGCAGTCGGTGCTGTGGTCGGTGGGGCAAGCGCAAGGGGGTAGACATCGCCATCGACGCGCATCTTTGGCGCGCCGTCGCCGGTAAAATAAAGCCTGTCCTCGGCCACGGGACCTGGTACCGCATGCACCATACCGGCCCATGAAAGCCAGTCATCGCCATGGCGGTAGATCGTCTCGTGGTCAGCAGCCGCGGCATTGAACAGCGTAAGGCCCGGCTTGTTGGTGGGGGTGAGTGCGCCATCATCCAGCCGAACATTCGACGCGGCCGTCGCAGCCGTGTCCGGAAGCAGGCGCGGGCTGATCAGCGGTTTTTCACCAGCGAAAGCTGAGATCTTGATGACGGCCATTGATGGTCCTCACGGCCAGTAGTCAGGATTGGTCGCGTAGTCGAGCGGGATCGGGTCCATGGCTTTCAGCGCCCAGGAAGCATCGTAAACCGATTCGATCCATGCGTTGGTCTTGACCCACATTTCTGAGATCTGCGGCGGCGTCAGGAAATGGTCGACGTTCACAGCATCGCGGAACTTCCGAGGCGACGAGGTGTCGCCAGCGGCGATCTGCATCGAGGCGTACTGCACCAAACCGAGCAGGATACGCTGGTCCCTGTCCCTGCCCTGCACCGGAATAGAGCCGTAGCCGTGTACTTCGACCGTGGTGCCGGCCTCAATGATCATGTCGCGGTGCGCGTTGACCATCGCACCAGTGACCACGGGTTCATCCGTCGGCTCGCTGGGATCAGTCAGCGAGACATAGCCCCAGGCGCCGTCGAAGAAACAGCGCACAAAACCCTCCTGCTCAGCCGGCGGGGATTTGAGCGTGGCGAAGGCCGGCAGGACCCATCGGTCCTTCTCGAGCGGATCTTTGTCCGCCGTGCCCGCGAACAGGAACGCGCCGGTCTGTTCATCGTAGTGATAGACTGCAGGGGCTTTGGACATGGGGGGATCCTCAGAACTTCAGGACGTCGAGCAGCGCGGTGTTGAGCGGCCGCGCTTCGGTGCCGCCGCTGTGGTTGATGGAAAGGTTGTGGGCATGGGCTCCTGCGATAGACGTGTTGGCATCACCGAAGCCAATCCCTGGGCCTGACGCGATGATCGCCGGACCACTAAAGCCCTGATATGTATGACTATGCGCACCCGCGCTATCGGTAATGCCGGTGTGATTGTGCGCCAGGTTTTGGCTTCCCTGGCTGGAGCCGAACACGCGGCCGCCATCAACGCCGCGACCGTCGTCCCAAGCGCGCTTGAACTGCGCGCGCGTATCCGGAACCTTGAAAGTGCCGTTGCCATTGTCCGCGAAAACGAAGGGGCCAGCAGTCCAAGATCCGAGTGCAACAACCCGCCCGTTGTGAACCGCCCAGTTCCAAAGCGCAGCATACGTCGTCTTCGAGTAGCTGCCCCCGTTCAGCTTCATGAAGCCGGGACGCGCGGTCGGCTGACCGTCGTAGTCGGGCTTGCCGACCAGCGCCGAGGCGTAGCCGGTATAGCTTGCGCCGTTCGCGGTGAAGGTCTGCCACGTCAAAACTGAATTGTAATCAGCGTGCCAGATGGGCCCCTGATTTTCGGTTGGCAGGGCTGCCCCGGAAGTCAGGTTGCGCATGCGAGAAGGGATGCCCGTCACTGGATCGGTGATGTACTCCGCCACCTCCTCGAAAGTATCGAGAGCTTCGGTGACTTCGCCTTTTATGGCGCTAATTGCGTCCTGGACGAAGGATGTCGATGCCACGGTCTCATCATTGGTGCCGGCGGCTTGCTTGACCACTCGGGCACCGCTGGCCAGCTGCAGTTGAGATAGTGCAGCCGCTGTTACTCGCAGTTCGCAACGCGATCCGTTGCCGAAGGACAAGCCAGCGGTGCCTTCCTGGCCACGGATGACCGTCATTGTTGCACTGTCGCGCGCCGTGACGTGCATGATCTCCCGGTTGCCAGCGTTGTCGACCACGACCAGCGGGAACCACTCGCCTTCTACCAGCGCTGGGAACTTGTCTACGTCTCCGGAGGAGATGGCCAGTGATGTCACGCTAGAGTTGATCGCGCCGGCGAGCGTCGATGTCGCGAGGTTCGTCAATTTTACCGGCATATGGCAATCCTCTTTAATGGGCGGCAGTTCGGGTTACTCGTGCGCTCCGGCCTTCAAGGCCAGTACCTGTCTTCGGTGTAGTCGACTGGGATAGGTTCCATGTCTTTCAGCGCACGGGCTGCAAAAATATGTGCCTGCTCGTGTTCGGCGGCTGTTCGTCCGAACTGAATGACGGTCTGCGCATCCATGGTGACGAGCGAATTGTCTGCCGCGATCCAGGTGAACGGTGACAGTCCGCCGTTCCAGAACAGGTCTCCCGGCTGAACGCCGGCCACGATGGCTATGAAGGCGAGCTGAGCGGCGCCGGAGATGTTCGCTTTGGCTCGATCGTTGAAGTCGAAGAGATTGCCGCCGTAGACGAACCCGGCAGCTATCCGGCGGTCGCGTTCCGCATTGAGGTCCGCAGAGGTTGGCAGCGCAGCCACATAGGCCGGGACCGTGTTCCCGGCCACTTCCCAGTCGGCGATCATCTGACGGTGGCGGTTGGACATGTCGTCAGGGACTGACATTCGAACGCCGTCAATGGTGGCCTCGATAGAGCCGGTCTGTGTGTAGCCGTGGATTTCCATACTCAAAGCTCCGCGTCTGCTGTGTAATGACCAGAATAGAAATCAGGATTAGTTCCGGTGGAAATCGTCGCTGAAATGTTACGACGGCTTGATGCGGCGCCCGACGACCAATCCTGAACAGAAGCGTTCGCGCTTGCGTTTTGATTTCTCCATGTTCCCGTTCCACCAGTCACTGGGTTATAAAACACGACCGAAGGGAATGCCCTCATTTCAACGGGAAGCGGGATGTTAAGTGTTTGGTTAGATGCACTGGACCCAAAGCGGGTACCAAGAGCGCCGACGACTGTCACTGCACCTGGAGCGTCTGTGAGCTGGTAAGATTTATTGTAGTACCGCTGGCAAAGCGCCAACTCCTGCTGGAAAAGCCGCGCCGAAAACGGATCGTCTTCCGACGTTGCATCGCCTTCGACAAGAGACAACCAGGTTAAATCGTAATTGCCTGCCTGCCGGGGCGTCATCACGATTGCCGCCGACGCATAGTCGTTGCCGTTGGTGCCGAGCAACTTGCTCGAAAGCGAAGGAACAGTGACGCCCCACGCACGCCGGTTGGTAGATGCCGAAAAGATCGTCGTCGGGCTCAATCCGGCGAAGGTCATTGGCGTGACAACCTGCGCAGAAGGCGATCCGCCTGTCCCAAAATTCTGGACGAACTCTGCCGCTACGGCTTCCGATCCGCTCGGGCCAGACATCCACGCGATGAAGGTGTGGTCTGTGGGCCTGATGGTATCCACAAATTCGATGCGCTGCTCGATCCGAAGCGTTCCAGTCGTGGGAGCCGTGGCGAAGTTGAAGCGCAGCGCGTTCCTGGCTTCGCGCCCGAAGCCGCTGCCAAGGGCGAATGCAATCTGGCTGACGGTGATGGCCTGGTTGGTATTGTTCGTCACCAAGAAGCGATCGAAGACATAGGCCGAAGCCCCTGCCGCGATCGTACGCCCGCCTCGCTGAATGATCTGCGCAGCTCCATTGATCAGCTTGTTGCGGTGTCCAGCGAGAACCCCGCCGCCCATGTTCGCCCTGGCTTGTCCTCGCTGGGCTTGGGTTAATGACTGTGCCGCATCCGCACGCACGGCCGCGTTGTGGATGAATTCGGTGTTAGCTACAGCCTTCGAGCTGTCCCCCGCCGCCTGCGTCACGGCCGTGGCGTCAGTGGCCAGCGCAGGCGCAACCGCTGCCGCCGCCGTCAGGCGCAGGTCGCACTTGGAGCCTGCTGCAAATGCGCGCGCAGTCGTGCCTTCCTGCCCGCGAACGACGGTCAATGTTGCGCTCGAGCGTGCGGTGACCCGCATGACCTCGATGTTGCCCGAGGCGTCTACGACTGTCAGCGGGAACCATTCGCCCGCGGCCAGTGCCGGAAACTTGGACGCATCGCCCGATGCGATCGAGACAGTCGTCACGTTGTTGTTGATCGCACTGGCGAGGGTCGATGATGCGTTGTTGGCGAGTTTCGCGACCACGTCAGGCCTCCCTGATTTTCAGGGTCGCCAGCACCTGCTTGGTGCGCCCGGCAAAGGTCCCGATCGTGACGGTGAGTGTGCCCTGCTCGCCGGCGACTCCACCGGACAGCCAGACGCGCGCAACGGTATCGGCCTGGTCGATCTTGTCCACCACAGCCGTACTGCCGGTGACGTCAGCCGCCGCATCGACGATTCGATCGTCCGACGGCATCCAGCGCGAGAAATCGAAGTCGAAATCAAGGACGTCAGCAGGAACCTTGGTGATGATGTCGCACGTCATCGAGACACCTCGCGATCCTTGGCAATGTGAAGCTGACGCTGATCGCGCGCGACGCCCACGGTCCGATCCTCACGGCCGACCATGACCTGGCGGCGCTCAGTCAACTGGAAGGTTCTGGCGCGCTCGGTGGGGCGCAGACTGCGAAACGCGGCCTTTGCCAGTCCCAGAATTGTGATGATGGCTTGCGGCGCATGAGAGATGCGGCGGGTGAGAACTACTGACGTCACCACCTGGAGCGTCGTCGAGATGACGTGAGACACGCACCGCACCGCCGTCAGGCTGCCGTCAATCGAAAGCTGGCCCGCGCCGGTCAACACGATGCGCCGAACCGCCGCCAGATCGGCAAGCAGTGCGATCTGCGTCTGGGCCGTCGGCGCCACTCTGCGGACCGCGACGCATGCGCTGTTGACTGTAATGGCGCTGGCCGCGCTGATCAGCATCAGCCACCTGCCCCCGTTCACCGGAAGCACATTCATCGCAGATCCGTTGAGGGTGCCATATCCCAGCATCAGGCCACCGAGACATCGAGGGCGCCGGCGTGGATGACGCCTTCGTCCGAGGGGAAATAGGTCTTGGTGGAGTCGAGCTCGTCCCCGTGGATGAAGTTGCCACCGGTGAGCGCATCCCAGATCCCGAAGTGCGTCACGACCACCTGGGCCGCGCCGTCGTTCGCTGGATAGAGCAGCTGTTTCAGGTTCTCCGTTGCCTTGGCAGACGCCGCCGCAAAGCCGGTCGCGATCGCCGCTCCCTGGGCCGCGTCCTGCCGCGCATAGGCGGGCCATGCACCGTTCGTGACTTCATTGGCGCCGTTGGCGCCCGGGTCGCCGGTATGCAGCGAAATGAACACGCGTGTGGGAGGCGTGACCGCCACCCCGCGGAGAAAAAGATCAAGGATTGCATTGGCGGCATAGGTGCTCGTGGTCATTACAGGTAACGTCCTCTGGTTCTGAGCGGAGCCTTTTGCTGGCCCTTGGCGACGCGCACTGCGATCGTGTCGAGTTGCTGGCTGAACCACTGCTGGTGCGCCAGGCCAAGCTGCGGGTTGTCGGAGTTTGGATCGATCAGGATGCGGGCCGCTGCACCCCGGCCGATTTCCTCGGCGTAGTTCTCAAGCAGTAGCGCCGGCAGGCTGGTGGCGTTGCGCGATGGTTTCAGGGCGAAGCGAACTGACAGCGTCCCCGTCTCGCGCGGAACGACGGCGATCGTGTCGGGCCGTATCTGGGTGACATACAGCGCCGTTGTCTCGGTCGTGTCGGTTGCCCAGTTCGGGATCTCGGCATCGAGCCATTCGACGCGCACCGGCTCGAGCGCACGCTCGTTCAGCATTGCTGACTGGATCGAGACGATTGCCGCATCGGCAATGGTGCACACACCCTGCATTTCCGGGGCGGTGATCGAGATGGTGTCGTTCTCGCGCCAAACCTTGCAGCGCTCGCAGAGATCGCGCGCGGCCTGAATGAGGAAGCGCTGTGCCGCGAAATCGCTGGCGTTGGGTGCGTAGCGCATGACCTCGGGCAGGAAGTCGTCGATGTCGAGCATCTGAACCATCAGCGCTTCCTTCCGGGGCTGGTGGCCTGCTCGACCTGCGTCTGCAGCCCGATCGCTGTGGCGAAGGCCTGATAGTGCGTGACGGCGCGCTGCGGCGCTGCGGCCGGCTCTTCTTTGGAGAAGGCGCGGTAGAGGACGTAGTCGAGCAAAGCCGGCTCGTATTCATCCCCGATGCCGACGTCGATGTTGTAGCTCTCGATATCGTCAACATTAGCCGTAACGCGATCGACCACGCGCTCCGGAAGGGTTGCCACTGCGGCCTCGACAGTGCCGGTACCGTCATTGCCTGGCACGACGTAGAATTCCCGAGGCAGCGTCTCGTCGAACACGAAATGACGCACTTCCTTGCGGAACTGAACGTAGCGCGGATCGTGCCAGTTCGGTTCGTTACCATCGAGCTCGGAGCGAGAGACGGAGCGGATCGCCCGACCTGCGGCACCATTGACCCCGCCCAGGTTTCGCATGATGTCGAGAAGCTGGCGGATGCGCTGGTCGTTCGGCAGCATCTGCTTTGTGCCTCGTGCCAGCGACAGGCTTATCGTCTCACTCGATGCCGACGGCTTGACGGTGATGATCTGCAACACGCCGTGGTCTAGCCAGCCGGCGAGTTCCTTGACGGGCCAGCGCACAAAATCAACATCCATCAGGATGATCGATGCATCTGTGA